ACTTAGAAAAATAGCTAAAGGAAAAGGCATTAAATGATCAACCGTAGATTTATGTTTGGATTATTGTCGTATTATGATATCAATTGTGTAACTTTATAAAATGAAAGACTGGGTTTTATATCCTGAAAACAAACCGACAGAACCAGGGTATTACTGTACATGGTGTTATAGTGTACAACGAGCCGGATTCGTATATAAAGCACTCAGTTATGTGGCAGATGAAGATTATTGGGAAGGCAATCAAGATGCGAAGGTGTATATGTTTGTTCCTATATCATATTCTAGTAATTATGTAGAATGTTTAGATAAGATAAAGTTATATCTTTGACAATATAAAAAGACGACGGTTCTGCTAACGGCGCCAATCTAGCGAAGGAGCCATTTTTTTATTATATGCAGGGGATTCGAGAGTTTTTCATGCATAGTTTTTAAGTAATATTCGGGGATGAGCTAACTCAGTTCATAAATACATGTGGAAAGATAACCACATGTATTATATATTATATAAGACAATAAACAAAATTAATGGCAAGATATACATAGGTATTCATAAAACCAATGATCTTAATGACGGATATTTAGGATCTGGCAAACTGCTGAGACGCGCTATAAAAAAATATGGCAGAGAGAATTTTACTAGAGATATTTTATATAAATTTAATTCATTATTAGAGGCTATAGAGCAGGAACGTGAAATAGTAACTATAGATTTTATTAAATCTGAAAATACTTATAACTTGGCATTGGGTGGCGGATTAGGTGGGAAAGAATTAAATGGTCTTTCGTTCTCTGGTAAAAAACACACAGACATATCGAAACAAAAAATAAGAAATGCTAGACTCGGAAAACAAAATTTAACAGAGGATGGCCGTCGTCGTATAGCTGAAAAGAACATAGCAAATTTAGAAAAACATAAAAAAATAAGTGATACACTTAAAGGTAGAATATTATCAGAAGAACATAAACGAAATATTAGTATAGCAATCAAGGCTATATATGAAAATAAACCAATTGGAAGTCGTATACATTCAGATGAGATAAGAAAGAAAATGAGCATCTCTCAGAAAAAGAGGCAAGAGCGTATACGAAATAATAATCATTCCCCGGCAGTTTGACTGGTCGAATATCTGACTTTGAATCAGAGGGTACTAGGTTCGAGTCCTAGACGGGGAGCATCGGAGTCGCATTTCATATAAATAGGTATATAATAAATCCTATAATGAAATGCGACTCCCTAATTGTTCTACACAATATATAAGATAACAAACCTAATAAATTCCAAATATTATATCGGTAAACACCAAACAAAGAATCTAGACGACGGATATTTTGGATCAGGTAAATTACTCAAGTTGGCTATAGCTAAGTATGGCATTGAAAATTTTACTAAAGAAATACTGCATATATTTGATAATGAAGCATATATGAATGCTAAAGAAAAAGAATTGGTTGTTATCAACGAACAAACATACAACCTCATCGAAGGCGGTCATGGTGGGTTTGGATATATTAATAGAAATAGATTAACAAGTGGTATAACAAATATAAATTCTAGGAAAAATTTGTTACTAGGAACAGGTATGAAAAATTTAACAGAATCGCAATTGGCGGCTGCATATAATAAAACAAGTCTAACTATGAGGCGTATGTATAAAGAAGGTATATTAAAACCTAGAATAACTAAACACACTGTTGAATTTAAGACATATATAGGAAAATTAAGTTCTGTATCACAATCCGGACATAGAAATTCACAATATGGTACATGTTGGATCACAAATGGGATAGAAAATAAAAAAATAAAGAAGACCGATCATATACCAGACGGATATATAAAAGGTCGAGATATGAATCTTAGACGACTATTATAATATGAATAACATACTTGCGCAATTAGGTATTGACAGTAAATCCTATAGCAAGTATGCTGCTTTTAATATCGGAGAGGTAGCAGAATTGGTATATGCACCGGCAGAAGCCGGCGACTTACGGTTATAGTGAGTGAATGGTAGTAGGCTCGAGACGAACCCGCTAGCAAGAGTCTATAATGATCGGGGTCATTGGAAGTTCAAGTCCTCCCCGAGCCACCATACTTTATAGTTGAATAGTAAAGGTATAATAAATGTTTAAGATGAAAGACGTAGAAGAATTGGCATCAAACGGTCCAACGTATTCATATAATATTTGTACAGATCCGATTACATTTCAAACAGGACGTGTTACGGTTAGAAAATCGGATAGATATAGTACATTAGAAATAAACGAGCATGAGCATATTGGTAATGTATATGATTTGCATGCTTGGCATAACACTAAACAATTAGTCAATGTTAACGTATAATACAACATGCAAACATTTTTACCATATCCAGACTTTGAAAAATCATTAGCTGCATTAGATTATAGACGTCTAGGTAAGCAGCGTGTAGAAGCTATGCAATTGATTAGATCAATTGATGGTACATCACAGTCCAAAGGTTGGTCTAATCATCCTGCTAAGCATATGTGGAAGAATAACTTGCTTGCATTGAAGCATTATCATAACTTAGCTATCACTGAATGGAAACGCCGTGGATATAATAACAACATGGTGTTATATGATATAGACGGTGATATAGAATATCCGAGATGGTTCGGCAATGAAGCATTTCATGCTGCACATAGATCAAACTTGCTGCGGAAGAACAAAGAATATTATAAACAATTTGGATGGGACGAATCAGACGATCTCCCATACATATGGCCAATTTAATATAGACCGATGTCCCGAGTGGCTAAGGGGGCTGACTCTTAATCAGTTAAAATCGTGGGTTCGAGTCCCACTCGGTCTACCAATTTTATAGGGGTGTAGTGTAACGGCTTAGCACGACTGTTTCCAACTCAGTTAGTTCGGGTTCAAATCCTGGCGCCTCTGCCAATTAAATGTTTGTTAATACACTATACAGACATTATCATATTATAGTAATGAGAGTCATAATGGAATCAAGATTAGAGAAAATGTTAAGTTACGGTGATCCATATGTTGATGCATTATGGTCTCCGATACATGAATGGCCAACTACACTACGCAGAATAGTAGTCATGACAATGCCAATCTCTCTACCATTAATCTGGATTGTTAGAATTCTGGTACCATTTATGCTTTACCTTCCATTTATGCTAACATTTCTTGCATTACTAGCAGTGGGTGTATGTATCGCTATTCCTGTGACAACATTCTTAGCTATACGTAGTTTTGGCCATGCTATATTGCGACTATGGAATGGCCAAAAATTCTGGCAGCAATATTAATTCCTTGTTACAAGTATAAATATACTTGCATTTATAAAGGAATAGTACAATGTCTAACGCAGAAATCCGTAAACTACTCAATTTATTCGAATCAACTGATACATCTGTAGATACAGATACTGATTGCGTTGAGAAGGATGTGTTAGAGCAGACTGTGGACGAAGCAGCTACTGGATTTAAATCTCCGGGTGATGAATTTAATAAGACTATAAAACCATCATCAAAAATAGCAATAAGTTTACCAAAATTAGTAGAAGTAGATGATTATCACGAACTAGCGGTTCTTGAGCAAATGTTCACAGCCCTCGGATTAAAAGTAAAATTAAAAGAAGTTGGATTTTACTCGGGGGTGTATTATGGATTTTTATATGCACAGCTGATGCAAATTCTAAAATTGCATACAGAAAAGCTACGGCTATATTTAAAAAATATGACAACGACGACGATCTTAACCAATAATAACAGAGTTAAATAGCAGTATGCGAGCACAAGAATTCAACGAAGTACGACTACAAGGTAATCCAGACGTAAAGTATGAGGATGAAAAGACTAAGGTCATTGCTATCCTCTCAAGCTTTAATAGTGCAAAGTATACAAAGCTTGCACAGAATGTTGCCCGTGTAACTATGCTCACAGAAGAAATAGACAAGCTTAAAGAAGAGATCAAGCAATCAACTCGTGATGATATTGCAGAATTGTTTGATGCAAGTGACGCAGCTAAAACCAGGGTTGTCGATACTGTTAGTTTTATATTAACATTGAGCAAAGATCCTGCAGAATCAAAGCCAGTTGAATATGCAAAAGTATTAGAAGAACTTACTACACATTTGACTCCGGAATTGATTACAGTTCTTGCAAGTATTAAAGAGAAATTTACAGGTAAACCTAGGAAGAGTACTCCTAAGCTATCAGTTGATGCTAAGTTGGATTTGAAAGAATCGTTGACTATGAGGCATCTATATCATAAGTTCCTAAACCTCATTAAAGAATGGGGTAGAAACTATGATTACAAATTAGAATTGCTTAAGAATATGGTTGCCTAATTAGGTCTTCATAAACCGTTTATTAACGTATATAGCATTCACTTCTAATCCTTGAGCATGCAGTTCCCTAGCAGATTCTATTTCAACAAATCCATTTGTTTCTAAGAAAGCATCTATCTCAGGCTTTAAGCCATGCCCGTGATAATATGGCTTCAAACCGGCTTCTGTAAAGATAACTTGCACGTTTTCTAATACTTTACCTGCACCCTCTAATACGTGCAACTCTGCACCTTGTACATCTATCCACAATGCATCTACTTTATCTATTTTAAACTCTGTGCAGAAATCATCGAGACGGGTCCCTTTTGCAGTTATAGTCTTTTGTACACTGTTTTCCCAAGGTAATACTTTTGGATCTACAATTTGTAATGTGCTTCCCATGCCCCAATTAACATTACCGTGTTGGGCAGCAATTTCTTCGTCGATGGCATAGAACTCGATCGGTCCGGTCTTATTAGTAACTGCGGCATTAACAAGTGCCATGTTCTTAATTGTTGTATGTGATTGCAATGCATATGTTGCTTTACAACGTTCTACATTGGCAGGACTTGGTTCAAAACTAAACACTAGCGCATCGGGAAATACCCGTGCAAAGTTTACAGCTTCCCATCCATCCATGGCACCAATGTCCATAATCACTTTCCAACTGTTCAAGTCGACTTTGTCTTTAACATGATTGATTCTTTCAGCAAGACCATCCATGTTACGGCCAATTGGATTGCTGAGTAATATTGTTTTCACTGTCATAATATGTCTTTCTTATCTGAGTACAGAAATGTCTAAGTCTGTTCTATTTGTCCATGTTATATTTTTATGCTTTAGCCAAGCAGTTTGCCATTGATGTGGACCAAGACTAAATGTATTTGCATCTACTAATTCTTGTATACCAACCCATTGGTTGCCCCATATATCCATATTGCCGCTATTAGATGCAGCCCATATATCGCCGGGATGATCATCACTGCCACCCCTGCATGTTTCTATCTTAGACAAATCTAACTTAGAAAGGTCGATTGGTGATTTATGATCTACATCCCATCGGGTATTAATAACACAATCGTATTTCCAACCTTGACGCTGTTCTTGCACCCATTTTGATGCAATGCTTACGAACCGTATATAATTCATACTTAACGCACTCTTAGGAGCATGATTAGGATCGGGTGGGTTGAAGCGTATGTATTGGTCTGTGATATGTTGTAGATTCTGATCATGAAGCCAATAATGGTCTAAGTGTAAATCCTTAGGATTGAGTGTTTGTATAACGCTAGACACATATGCATTACTAACTTGCGGGGTATCTAATCTGAATCCAGGATGATTAACAGGGTCCGGAGTATGCGTTCTTGGTAACCAATCCCCTGTATTATCCATCCAAGCCGCCGCAAATATATCCGGTTTGTATATATCTATCAAATTACGTTGTAAATTAGCGTAGACTCTATCAAATGATCTAAAATGACCATGTATGCACAATGCAACTCTCATATAAATTCCTATTTTATTACAGTATACGGTCAACGAACATTCGACCAAATTAAATATGCGACATTCGGCTACGGGTTAGGCCATTTGCTTCTCAAGCAGAATAAGCGGGTTCGAGTCCCGCATGTCGTACCAATTTTATGGGCTGTATGCAGGTGGGTTCAATTCCCATATCATCCACCATTTATGGGTGAAGCAGGGTGCTTAATGCTACGACGACGGGGATAGCGTCCCTAATCGGTTTAACTCCGATACGGTCCACCAAATATTTTATAAATATAGGATGAAACTTATTCACTTATTCGAAGATGACTCAGCAGATGCATTGCAACGTAAAATAAACGGTTTGCAGGCAATGATCGATGCCCCTAGTACAACCCAAGGTGAAAAGGATAATGCTGCATCAGCATTGAATACAATTAAGCAAAAGCTAAAACGATTATACCCTGACTATAAGCCGAGTACTGCAAAACCTGCTGTTGATAACTCACCTAGGTGGAATGATGCCCACGAAGATTGGTTCTCACAGATGGCTAAATCAATGGGCATGGCATACGCAAAAGAAGCCGAAGATATTAAACGGTATGGTAAGCCAATGAATGTTAGCGCTATGTTACGCGGCAAAGGTTTAGACGATAAATCATATACATGGACTGAAAAAGAAGTTTTGCCATTTGTTAAAGATCTCAGAGAATTTGGGTCACGTGCAAAACGATCACATACAGCAGGTAACGTAGAAACAGCACATCGCCATAAGAGGTACTTCGATGATGCGCATGCTCTTATTAAGAAATGGTGCCCAGAATTATACGCTAAAGAATCTGCTGCAAGAGATAAGGCATATGCAGCCGAAATGGCAAGATCAGAAAAGAAGCGTAAAGAGAAGATAGCAGCACACAAAGCAGCTACAGCAGCATCTGGTATAACATGTAAGACGGCATTCAACGACAATAAAGAATTATTACGTCAGTTGAATAATGTAATGGCTGGCAAAATGATGGGTAGTGTAAGCCGCCGTTACTTTAAAAATGGTTGGGATAAGAAGTTTATGTTTACTAACAGATTCTTCTATAACCTGCAGTCTGCTCAATTAGCAAGCATCAGAGCTGCCTTAAATGAGTTAGATAAAGATACTCGTAAGAAGTTGTATAATCTCATATCGGGCTTAGCAACGACAGGATATCCCGAACTTACTGAAGCGCAAAAGAACTTTGTACTTGGTGCCTTTAAAGGATTGGTATAATTGCTCATACATGAATTAATAGTTGAGCAATTCCTTGGTACCTGTGTCGATGCATTTGATGACGACGGTGATTGTATAGGTCCGGGCCTATACAAAGATGTTACAGATTTCGCCCAGCATGAAGAAAAAGCAATGCCAATTTCTGAAAATGAATTCTATTCAAACATGCATATACCTAATTACCTTGAGAAGCATATATCAAAAAATAGAAAATATCTAGTCGATGGTAATATATACATCGTATATGATGTTGATAGCGATATACATTACTTCTTCAAGAAGTTATAATAAAACAAATTATTGCACCTGTAGCTCAGCTGGATCAGAGCGCTCGCCTACGAAGCGGGATGTCGGGAGTTCGAATCTCTCCAGGTGCACCAAAATAACGACGTTGTAGCTCAGTTGGTAAGAGTAGTGGTCTCATAAGCCGCGGGTCGGTGGTTCGATCCCACCCAACGTCACCATTTACATCTATATAAAACCATACTATATTATTGACATAATTTTGAACGGAGTTACACAATGAAATTCGAAATCACAACTGCTAAAATTACAAAATGGATGATTGCGGTTAATAACACCGCGCCCGTGATCCTTACAATGATATTCGTGTATTTTGCAGGGTTATCTCTATTTGACCTGTTCGGTTATCACGGCGTCATGACGTCAAGCCTTGGTATGTTCCTTGCCGTTATTGTTATCTCACTGATTATTTTGGCAACTATCAATTATTTGCGCCGCCAAAATAACGGTTGACGCATTCTTTAAAGATGCTATATTACGCATATTAAGTTTACTACAAAGATTAACTACTGCTGTTTGACATCGTTGAATCAGAGTTTTGTAGGTGGGCTGTATCCACAACTGAAAACCTTCATAGATACTTATTCCGTCACGTATTGCTAGCCAATAGTGTACATAGGCGAAACCAAGTAGTTCGATAGTGTAGTGGTAGCACAGGGGCCGTGCGGTCCTTAGGTAGGGTTC